GTCTAAAGTTGGGTTCAACAAGCCCTGCAAATATCGACCTCTCTCAGTGGGTTACAAACATCTCGATCTCGCGCTCATTTGACGAGCTTGAGGTCACCGCACTTGGTGACACAGGTCACAAATTCGTCAAGGGCCTAGAGGCTGCGACAATTACTGTTGACTTCCTAAACGATCAAGGATCAGCTGGCGTATTGCAGACTCTCCAGACACTCTGGGGCACAAACGCTTATTTCAAGATCATTGGATCAACAGACACCACAACCTACCCAGTAGGCGCTGGCAACCCGATCTACACTGGCCTAGTGTTGATCAACAATACTACTGACGTCAATGGTGCTGTGGGCGACCTACAAACCCAGAGCCTTACATTTAACGTTTCAGGCGCAGTATCAGTTGCCACAACTGGCACTTGGTAAAAACTAACTAAACAAAGGGGCACAACATGGCAAAGCTAGTAATCACATTGGCGAATGACGAAGTACACAATATCGAGATCACACCTCGACTAGAGTACGCGTTTGAGCTATATGCTAAAAAGGGATTTCACAAAGCGTTTCGCGATGATGAAAAGCAAAGTGATGTTTATTGGCTGGCATGGGAAGGCCTTCGACTAAGTGGAGTCACTATTAAGCCTTTCGGGCCAGACTTCCTTGATACCTTAAAGAGTGTTGAGGTTGCTGAGTCAGACCCTTTGGCTTAATTGGCAGGGATAGCATCCACTACCTTATTGCTCGCTTGAGCATTGAGACGGCTATCCCGCCACAATCTTTAATTGATTTAGATTCATCGATGCTTCACATGTTGCTGAAAGCATTGAAAGACCGAGCGAAGGAGCAAAGCGATGCCTACAGAAGTCACAGGCGCACTTGAGCTTCGTAAGGCATTAAAAAAGGTCGAGCCTGCACTAGCTAAAGAAACCGAAAAAGAGATTCGTAACCTGCTCAAAGTAGTAGTCAAAAAAGCTCGCGGATTCGTTCCTAGTGAGGCTCCGCTTTCAGGATGGGGCAAGGCAGTAGGTATCTGGGAAAATCGTGTATTCAATACGAGCGACATCAAGCGCGGCCTCGGATATAGCACAGCTCCTAGCAAGCCTAACAAACGCGGCTTTAGATCAGTCGCTACTATCTTTAATAAAAGCGCTGCAGGTTCTATCTATGAAACCGCAGGCCGTAAGAATCCTCAAGGCCAACCCGCTGCAAAGCGCACTGTCGGCTGGACAGGTGGAGCATTTGGAGAAGGCGTCATTGGTCAAGTTTGGCAATCTGGCAAGGATATCAACAGTTCAGCCAACCCTAACGCGGGCCGTCAATTCATTGATGCATTACCACCGCTAGTTGATAGCCAACAATCAAACGTCGCTGGCCGCCGTACCCGTAAGACTAAGGGTCGTCTTCTATTCAGAGCATGGGCAGAGGATCAAGGAAAGACAAATGCTGCAGTATTGAAGGCCATTGAGAAGTCAATGAAGATCGCCCTAGCGGTAACAAAGGGCACAACTAGAGATTACAGAGGTCGCTAATGTCAGCTAATTCAAGTCTAGCAATTCGTATTGCCGCGATCTTCGATGGTAAGGGTTTGAAGCAAGCCGAAAAAGGCGTCAAGGGATTACAGTCTTCTGTCAAGAAACTAGCGGGAGCCGCTGGCATTGGTCTGACCGCCGCTGCCGTTGTCAAGTTTGGAAAGAATGCTGCGAAGGCTTTCGTGCAAGATCAAAAAGCCGTCACCCAGCTCACTCAATCGGTTAAGAATCTAGGCCTTGCCTTCGATCTGCCTTCTATAAATGGATTCGTTGACAAGTTAAGTTTGACTGCAGGCGTGGCTGACGACCAACTTCGTCCAGCTATGCAGAAGCTATTGCAGGTAACAGGTTCAACTGTCAAGTCTCAGGAATTGATGATTCAAGCGCTGGACATCTCACGCGGATCTGGCATCGCTTACGAGACAGTAATTCAGGATCTTGCCAATGCATATGTAGGAAATACTAAGGGACTTAAAAAGTATAACCTCGGTCTAACTACTGCAGAGCTAAAAACACTGAAATTTACCGATGCTCAAGAAAAACTTACCGAAACATTCAAAGGCTCAAGCGCAGCTTATCTAGGCACATACGCTGGCAAGATGGAATTGCTAGGCGTTGCAGCTGGCGAAGCAACAGAAACAATCGGCAAGGGCTTGATCGATGCCCTCATGATTCTCACAGGCGATACATCGGTTCAGGAGCTTGCAGATACTATGCAAGATTTTGCAGATAATACTGCAGAAGCCTCGAGTAAGTTTGCCACATTCGTCAAGGGTTTATTGGACAGCGGCGTATCGCAGAAAGCACAATCGACGTGGAGTTGGCTATTTACTAAGAGAGAATATCCGTGGTCACCAGTTCAGCCAGAGTATAAGTACAATGACAAAGTGCCTCGACCACGCGCACGTCGATTCTTTATGGGTGGACAAGATTCGATTCAATTCGCTAAAGATGAAGCGGCCCGTAAGAAAGCAGATGCAGAAGCCCTAAAAAGGCAAAAAGAGCTTGCAGCTTTTCAGACAAAACAGTTAGCCGATGCTAAGAAAAAGGCAGCGCTTGAAAAGGCTGGCCGCACGCTTGAGCTACAGCGCATCAATCTTACCGCTGCACTCAAGGGAAAGATCAGCGAAACAGACAAACTATCTTTGCAATTACAGATAGCTCTACTTGATCAGAATGACACACTCGCTGCACAGTTATCGGCTAAACTTGAGGCAGCTACTAAGGCTAATGCTCAACTTCAAAAAGACTTACTTGCAACCCCTAAGGCTCCGAATCCATTCTCTGAATGGGCAATTCCTAAGCTCGATTTTGGTGGGAATCTTCTTGGGTCTGCAGTGCCTAACTTCGTCCCACCTAGCTGGATGACTCCCGAATTTATGGCAGGCATCAAGGGTGGCACAGGCCCACAGGCTTATCAGCCGCCTGTGGTCGAGGTCGAGGTCAAAATAGGTAGCGAGGATGTAGCTGCAATCATTACTCAGCAACAAACAAACCAATCACTATCAGGATCTTTCGTCAACGTTAATCGTCTCGGCAGATTCGGGAATCGTTCAGTCGCAGAATGAGTCTTCCAGCAGCCATCTCGGTTTCATTCGATTTCAGTCAAGGCGCTACATTCGGCTTCCCTTTTACTATTGGCGACGAGCGCTCAGCGATGTCACTCGCCAGATTACGATCAGACGCGGGCGTAACATCATGCGTGATACCTATGAGGCTGGCAGTTGCACAGTTCGAGTCCTAGACCCTGATTCTTACTTCAACCCTCAAAACGTAAGCTCGCCCTATTTTGGCTACCTCACACCTTTAAGAAAGATCCGCGTGGCAGCCACAACTGCAACAGCGCAGGAATTCTTATTCTCAGGTTATGTCGAGACCTACAAATACTACTATCCGCAGGGTCAGGAAACGGGCTACGTTGACATCGTCTGCTCGGATGCATTTCGCCTGTTTGCTATGGCTAACGTCTCTACGGTTACAGATGCCACGGCTGGTCAGACTACGGGCACTCGTATTGGCAAGATCCTCGATCAAGTGGATTTTCCTACTAACATGCGAATCATTGACGCAGGCTCAACCACCTGTCAGGCTGATCCAGCGACAACACGCTCAAGCCTTCAAGCTCTACAGGTTGCTGAATTTACCGAGCAGGGAGCATTCTTTATCTTGCCAGACGGTACGGCAGAATTCAAAGATCGCATCGACGTAGTAGGTTCCCTCGGGGCTACTCCAATCGAATTCAATCAAACCTCTGGAATTCCTTATGCTGACCTAAAGTTTGCCTTTGACGACAAGCTCATTATCAACAGTGTCACAGCTCAACGCGTTGGCGGTTCAGTAGTCTCCTCAATCGATGCAGACTCAATCGCTAAATACTTCCCTCATGGAATGAATATCGAGAATCTCATCGCGCAGACAGACGCACAGGTTCAAGATATTGCTGACATCTATTGCCAGACCCGTAAAGAGACCACCATCCGCATCGATGCCATGACTGTCGATTTATTGGATACAGCCGTTCCTACAGACACAATGATCGGCCTTGATTACTTTGATAATGTTAAGATCACCAACGTCCAGCCAGATGGCTCGACAATCGTGAAGACCTTGCAAGTGCAAGGATTGGCATGGGACATCACCCCTAACAGTATGAAATGCACAGTCACCACGCTAGAGCCTATAGTCGAAGGATTCGTCATCGGATCATCGATTTACGGTATAATCGGACAATCCATTATGGGTTACTAGGAGATAAACAATGGCAACAGGCTTCCCAGCATCAACAGGCGACATTTTTACGGCTGCAGACTATAACGGCCTAGTAACCTTCGAGGTCAAGGCAGACCAGACGGCTGACTATACGATCGCTCTGGCTGACTCCTATCAAGTACTTATCTCGATGAACAAGGCAACAGCCGTCAATTTAAGCATTCCAACAAATGCCAGCGCAGCCATCCCAGTAGGGTCAGTTATTACAGTCCTCAACAAGGGCGCAGGGGCTGTAACGATCAAGGCCGTTACATCTGGCACTACTACAATCCTTTCAGCTGGCGCAGTAGCCGCTCAGCCTACCCTTGCTCAATATAAGTCAGCGGCCTGCATCAAGGTAGCGACCGACACTTGGTACATCGTCGGAGCCATTGGGTAATGCTTAACTCAATCGTAGGGCTATTAGGGGAAGGCGGCGGCGTCGCTAACTCCTATGAGTCAATCGCTACTGTAACTCTTGGAAGTTCTCAGAGCGATATAACCTTTAGTTCTATTGCAGGAACCTATAAGCATTTACAAATTAGAGGCATAGGGTTTGCAAGCTCTAATGGTCTGACTTTTAGACTGAGATTAAACTCTGATACCACGTCTTCCTATGCGACTCACTATCTCGTAGGAGATGGCGCATCTGTTAGCGCTGGAGCGATTACATCTACGACATCAATAATTGCAGGAACCGCTCCAGAAAGTACAACGATTGCAGGAGCCTTGGTCTGCGACATATTAGACTACGCGAATGTAAATAAGAATAAAACAACGCGATCTTTTGCAGGCGCGGATATGAATGGCTCAGGCGGTTATGCCACTATGTACTCTGGCGTCTGGCTTAAAACCGATGCCGTGACTTCGGTAACTTTGACACTTCTTGCTAATTCTTTCACGGCAGGAAGCACATTCGCTCTCTATGGAATTAAGGGGTAATCGTGCCATCAACTTATGAGAAGATAGCGACATACACAGCGCCATCAAATGTAAGCAATGTTACTTTCACCTCAATCCCTAACACCTACACAGACCTAGTTCTTATTGGTCGGACTTCATTGGTAGGCGGCGGAGCAGGAACAAACTATCTAGCCACATACAACGGCGACACAGGAACAAATTATTCTTACACATTTTTAGAAGGCACAGGATCGGCTGCAGGTAGTGGCCGAGCAAGTAACTCTGCCAATATGGACGTGATGTATCAGCCTAACGGCTCAGGTATTGGCACACTTATCATGCAGGTATTCAACTATTCCAACACGACTACCTATAAAACTATGCTATCTAAAGCTGCTACGGCTGGTAGCGGATTCTTAGCCTACGCTGGACTATGGCGCAACACAGCCGCGATTACATCAATCAATTTAGCAGGCGGCACAAATAACATCGCTTCAGGTTCTAGCTTCACTCTCTACGGAATAAAGGCGGCCTAATGCCTACTACATTTACTCAGATCGGATCAGCCGTAACAGTCGGAGCAGGTGGGGCTTCATCAATCGATTTCACCTCGATCCCATCTACTTACACAGACCTAGTGGTAATTCTTTCAGCTCGATCAAGCCGATCAAATACGACCGACACAGTATTCTTAAAGTTTAACAATACGAATACGACCTACACTACTCGCCGTCTTTACGGCTTAGGTTCAACCACTGGCAGCGATACGGGATCAGTTGGCAATGGAATCGATATCGCCTCGATTACTGCCGCCACATCTACTGCATCCACTTTCAGCAATCAACAGATTTACATTCCTAACTATGCAGGCAGCACACAAAAATCGGTTTCATCTGACTCTATATCTGAAAACAATTCCTCTACAGGAAATTTTCTTAACCTAACCGCTGGCCTATGGAATGGCACGTCTGCCATCAATCAAATTACACTCACGCCAGACGTGGGATCTTTCGTCCAATACTCAACCGCCTACCTCTATGGAGTATCTAATGCCTAATCCAACACGAATCGAAGTCAATTGCACTACTGGCGAGGTCTTAGAGATCGAGCTTACAGATGCAGAGGTCGCTGAGCTTGCCTATCAGGCAGAGCTAGCCGCTGACGCTAAGGCAGAGGAAGACCGCATCGCTGCTCAACGTGCAGCTGATAAGGCTGCTTTACTTGAGCGTCTCGGTATCACAGAAGATGAAGCGAAACTTCTTCTTGCATGAAACCCAGATTATCTAAAGCTGCGATCCAACTTAGAGAGCAGATAGACGATGCATTTAGTGAAAGAGATCGAGCTAGTGACGGCTGGATCGGTGACGCTCGACACGCTTTACGCAAGTCTGATCATTCTCCAGATGTACAGGGATGGGTACGCGCCATCGACGTTGACCGCGACCTTCACGGGAAAGGTCGGAAGCCCGATCTCATGCCTGACTTGGCAGATCAGATTCGAATCGCTGGAAAGTCTGGCGATAAAAGAATCGCTTACGTCATCTTTGACGGAAAGATCGCATCACCTAAAAAGGCTTGGCGTTGGCGTACTTATGATGGGATCAATAAGCATAATCACCATGCACATATCAGCTTTACT